TCCGACACGGATACGGACACCATCGGCGTCGTCCACCGCACCAGCCTCGACGTCCTCGTTTGGAACATCTCACTCGGCTGATTCGCCGGAGCCCACCATCGAGCTCGCGCTGGCCGAGCCGGTCGCCGGCGAATGCGCCGGCGCTGCCAGCATCCATCCACCACCACCTGGGCCCATAGCCCACGACAGGAGCCATCATGGCAGAAACCAACGCGGCGACCGACATCGGCCTGCTGACCACCTTCGGCAAGGTCGTGGGCTCGACCTACACGCCCTTCGCGGAAATGACCGAGCTCAACCCGCCGGAGACCTCGCGCGACAGCGTGGAATTCACGCACTTCGCCAGCCCCGACGGCTACCGCGAGTTCAAGCCCGGTCTTTCGGACGGCGGAGAACTCAGCCTTACGTACAACCTGGTGCCGGGGCTTTTCGACGACGCCACCATCCACGCTCATCTTGCGGACCGCACGGTAGACGGCTGGCGTATCCAGTACCCGAACGGCGCGCAGCTTAACGTGAAGGGCTTCGCTACTTCGCACGGGCACGCCGTTCCGATGGAAGACCGCATGACCGGCTCGGCGACCTTCAAGGTCACCGGCAAGCCTGTCCTGACGCAGGGTGCCTGAGCATGACCAAATTGGGCAACGGCAACCCGCAGCGCGGCCAACTCGGCTTCGAAGTTGACGGCACACATTGGGTGTTCGCCTTCACGACCAACGCCCTGTGCGTGGTCGAGGAGGAGTTCGGCCTCTCGAACATCAGCGAACTGGAAACGGTCCTCGGCGATAAGCCGTCGTTGATCACCATCCGCAAGTTGTTCCGGATCGGTCTGACGGACTGCAATCCTGATATGACCGACTTCGAGGCCGGCCGCATCATGCAAGCTGTCGGCGGTCTGGAGGACGCCCTGCAGCTGGTCATGCTCGCGATCGAGACCGCTTTCCCGGAGGCGGCCAAGGGCGGCAACCCGGACCCTCGGAAGGCGGCGCCGAAAGCGCCGAGCGGCCGTGGGACTGGGCGGGCCTCCACGTCGCGTGGTGCGAAGGCGGGCTAGATCCCGATCGATACTGGCGGCAGACACCGCGCGACCTGGCCCGCATTTTCGAAGGGAAGGCGCGGGAAGCTCGTAACAAGCATGACTTGATCATGCAGGCAGCGTGGACCGCTGCCGCCCTGGGCAGGATCAAGAAGATCCCGCCCCTCAAGGACTTTCTCTCAAACCCCAACGCCAAGCCGAAAAAATCGACTTGGCAGGAGCTGTACGCCGTGGGCCTCGCCTGGGCATCTGCAGCTGGGGAAGTCCTGCCACCTGGAGGATCTGCATGAATATGGCAGTAGTCGGCGCCGCGCGCGTGGTGTTCGGCGCCGACACCTCCGAATTCGACGCGTCCGCAAAGGGCGTCGAAGGCGTGCTGGGCCGGCTCGTAGACAAGTTCGAGGCGGTCCAGCAGCGTATCAAGTCGATCGGCACCGGCATCACGTTGGGCATCACGATACCGTTTGCGGCGATGGTCCGCGCGGTTGATAAGACCGCCGGCTCTTTCGAGGGCCAAATGAAGCGCGTCGAAGCCGCACTCGGTAACGTCAGCGGTGCCGAGCTCAAACAGCTGTCCGATCAGGCACGTACGCTGGGCCCGGCCGTGAACAAGAGCGCGACTGAAGCCGCTGGCGCGATTGAAGCCCTCGGATTAGCCGGCGTTTCAACGTCAGATATCCTAGGAGGTGCGCTGAAGGCCGCGCTTCAGTTGTCCACTGCCGGCGAGGTCGATGCGGCTGCCTCGTCTGCCCTGGTCACCGACATCATGGGCCAGTTCAAGGTCAGCGCGGCCGAGCTGCCCGGTGTGGTTCAAAAGGTTGTCGGCGCGCTCGACACGTCAAAGTTCGGCTTCGACGATTTTCGTCTCGCTGTTGGTCAGGGCGGCGCGATCGCAGCGTCCGCCGGCGTCAGTTTTCTCGATTTCGCGACCGCGATCTCCGCGACCAGTACCCAGTTTTCGAGCGGCGCAGACGCGGGGACATCGTTCAAGACCTACATTCAAAGCCTGCCCGGGTTGAGCAAAGAAGCCAAGGGCGCGATGGATAAGCTCGGAATTTCATTCTTCGACGCCAGCGGCCGCATGAAGCCGGTCGCTGAACAGGCCGAGATTCTGCGCCAGAAACTCGGCAATCTCACCGATAAATCCAAGACCGAAGCCCTGCAGACGATCTTCGGATCGGATGCTGCGCGCACCGCGATCGGACTGATGGAGCAGGGAACCGAGGGCTTCGAAAGACTGCAGAGGGCGATCGAGGCTGGCGATCTGGACGCGAAGATCCAGAAGCGGATGGAAGGGTCCGAAGCCGCCGGCAAGCGGATCGGTGTGGCGTGGGAGAGCGTGAAGATCGCGCTCGGCATCAACACCAGCCTCCTGCAGATCGTGACCGCCATCAAGAACGGGTTTGCCGGCATGCTGGAGGCGATCGCCAACGCACCGCCCATCGTGCACCAGATCGGCGCGGCCTTCGCCGCGTTGGGCTCGATCATCGGGCCTTTGCTCATCGTGTTCGCTCAGATCGGCGCGGTTCTGCTCGCAACCTTCGCTTCCAAGTTCGGCTTGGTCGGTCGCGCCATCGGGCTACTCATATCTCCGATCTCGACGATAGCCACTATGCTTGGCGAAGCGGGGTTAATTCGCATTCTCGCGTCGGTCGCTACTCGGATTGTTGGCCTGATGACGCCACTGGGGTGGGCTATCACGGCTTTTCTCTTGTTCAAGGATCAGATCATTTTCGCCTTGTCGGCGGTATGGAAGAGCCTCTCCGAAACCCTGGGCCCACCGCTGGAAGCTTTGTTCGCAAAGATCAGCGCGCTATTCACGAAACTGTCGAGTGGTCCCATGGGCAGTGCGATCGCAGGTCTCATTAGCTTGCTCGGCGGCTTGGTGGACGTAATCGGCACGGTACTCGTGGGCGCTATTATTCTTGCTGGCGAGATTATTGAGCGCGTCCTCGGCGCCATCATCGCGGTCATGTCCGGTTTGATCGACATGGTTAGTATCATGGTCGATGGTATCGGTGCGTTGCTGACAGGCGACTTTGCCGGTTTCTGGGAGGCCACTGCCGATTATATTCAGGCCGTAGTCGACACCATCATTTCTGCACTGGACGCGCTGCTTCCTGGCATTCGGGTTCCCCTCCAAGCCGCCTGGGCAGAGGCCAAGAAGTGGCTTTCGGACGGCTTCGCTGACATTTTCAAGTCGATGACGGCGTTCGTACAGAACGGCGTTGCCTTCGTTGAAAGCGTTTTCCCGGGCATCGGCAACGCAGCGAAAAGCGTCTACACGGCCGTAAAAGGCTGGCTCGTCGACAAGTTCGGGGGCATCATGAAGTGGGTCGGCGAGCAAGCTAAGTGGATTGGCGACCAGTATGGCGCTCTGAAGAAGCGCCTCGGCCTCGGTGATAACGGACAGGCGAGCGCCCCTCCGCCTGCGAAGCCGAAGGAGACGCCGGCACCAAAGTCCGATGGGCCGAAGCAAACGGTCAGTTTCGACGACGATCCGAAGACCAAGCGCACCCCAAAGGGCCGCGACGCCAAGTATGATTCGGCGAACCGCCAGCAGCTGCAGGACGATCTTGAACTCGAGGCGGCGCGCCTGCGCGGCGATCAGGACGCAGAGCGAGCGATCCGCGACCGCCTAGACCTCAGCAAGCAGATCGAGGCCTATCAGCGCACCGGCCTGTCGCTGGAGGCCGCGACGACAGCTGCGAAGCGAGACATGGCCACGCTGGAGGCCGCGCGGCGGGTCGGGCTCGCGAAGGACCTGGACCGCGACGAGGAAGCTCATCAGATCGACCTGGCGCGGATCTCTGAAAACAGCCAGCTCGAGATCCAGCTGGAAAGCCAGCATGACTTGAAAAACGCTATCAACGGTTTCCAGCGCGACGGGCTTTCGCTCGAGCAGGCGACGGCGCGCGCCGTGCGCCAGCAGTTGGAGACCGACCAGGCGCGGGCGGCTATCCGCGCCAAGCTGTTGGCCGAGGACGAACAGGACCGCCAGCTCTCGCTCGCCCAGGCGCGCGGGGACGGCGAGGAGCGGATCCGCCAGCTGCAGCGCGAGATCGACATCCGCGATCGCGCCCGCGAGCTCGAGCGCGAATTCGAGATGGATCCGACCACGGCCAAGGATCGGGCCACCCATGAATGGACGGATCAGGAAATCGCCCGGCAGACCGGCGTATTTCGGGATACTTTCAAGAGCGGCGTGCGCGCCGCCATGGATGGCGACCTGAAGGGCTGGTTCAAGGACTGGTGGAAGGACCGCGTCGCAAAGGGCATGGAAGAGGCGCTCAACAGCCTCGCCGACCTCATCTCGAAACTATTCTCCAATGTCGGCGGCTCGGGCGGCGGAATTGGCGGCGCGCTAAGTTCGCTTGGCTCGGCCGTAGGTGGTCTCCTCGGTGTGTCGAGTACGGCCCTGAAAAGTGCCAACATCCCTGGCGCCGGCAGCGCGGACTACAAGACCAAGCTCCCCGGGTTCAAGACCGGCGGCTCGTTCCAGGTCGGCGGCCGCTCCGGCATCGACCAGAATGTCGTTTCGTTCCGTGCGACGGCCGGCGAAATTGTTAACATCGAACGCCCCGGGAACGACAACGGACCTGGCGGCGGCACGTGGCACATCATGCCGTCGCCTTACTTCGATGCCGTCGTCGACCAGCGCGCCGCCGGCATCGCTGCGCCGATCTCGGTCGCCACCGGCATGCAGGCGCGCAGCGGCGCCACGTCGGACATCGCGCGCTCTTCGCGCCGGCGTATCCCCGGGAGATAAGCGGTGGCTATTATTGCAATGCCGGAAGGCGTCCATCCCTCGGACGCCGTCGTACTCCTGCGCGATTTCGGCGCGGTCCTGACGCCGTTCCTCGGCGGACCTGAGCAGCGCATCAATCGCCTCGGCACCAGGTTCGCGCTGCGCGTCACCCTGCCGCCGATGGATACCAAGGACGAAGCTCTAGTCGTCCAGTCTCGTTTGCTTCGGTCCCGCGAAGACCGTCTGCAGATGGCCTGGCCGCAGCCTGGCTTCGACACCGGATATTCCGGCGCGCCGATCGTAGCGGCCACGGTGGCCAGCGGGACCACGCTGCCACTGGCCGGACTGATTCCTGGCTACGTGATTCGGGAAGGCCAGTTCTTCTCCATCATCCACGCCGGTCGGCGGTACGTGCACATGTTCGCGGCGAACCGGTCTGTCGCCGGCGATGGCTCGGTCAGCGCTGCCGTCTGGCCGATGATCCGCACGCCGCTGTCGATCGCCGACGTCGTCGAGATCGCCGTGCCCAGGATCGAGGGTCTTGTCTCCCCAGGCGAAGAGGTCAGCTGGCAGATCTCGGTCGATCGCATGGTCAGCTTCAGCTTTACGATATCTGAAGGAGCCTGACATGGATCCGACCCTGAAGAATGCACTGGCGCAGCCGTCAGTGCTGCTTTTCGGCGCGCTCAAGATCGAGCTCCCGGGTTACACGTTGCGCCTCCTCGATGGCGCCGCCAGCCTGGTCATCGCCGGCGAGACGTACGTCGGCATGGATCCGACCTTCGGTGCGATCGCGGCGCTCTCGGAATTGAACGAAGAACAAGGCGACAGCGCTCCCGAGGTTACGGTCACCCTGTTTCCGCCCGACGTTAGCGCCACCGCCGTACTGGCCCGCGCGGACATGCAGGGCAGCATCGCGCAGCTGATGGTTGGCGCGGCCGACCCGGTCACCGGCCTCGCGATCGGCGTTCCCGAAACCGTGTTCCTGGGCGAGATCGACGTACCAAAGATCGACTTCGATCAGAGCGGCGCCCGGACGCTGGAATACACCGTTGTCAGCGTCTTCGAGCGCCTCTTCGAAACCGAAGAGGGCCAGCGCGCCTCGAGCGCCTGGCATCAGTCGATCTGGCCTGGCGAGCTCGGCCTCGAGTTCATGACGGGTACCGACGTAAATCTCTACTGGGGCGTAAAGCCGCCAAAGGGCAGCACCGCAAAGGGCAATAGTCTGTCGGCCGTGTTCGACCGTGCCCGGGCGGCCGGCCTGTGACACCGCTGGAGCAGCGCCACGCCGCGATCGAGGCAACGATTGCCCGGTACCGCGATAAGCCCTTCGCTTGGGGCAAGATCGACTGCGCGAAAGTCGCCGCCTTCCACCTGAAGCAGCTCGGCCACAAGATCCTGATCAGCAAGGCCGGCTCGTATAGCAGCGCACTGGGCGCGGCCCGAGCGATCAAGCGCATGGGCTACGCGTCGCTGGCCGAAATGGCCGATGGCGTTGGCCTGGCTGCGATCCCGTACTCGCGGATGCTGCTCGGCGATCTTGCCGAGGTCGAGGCCGACAACGCTATCGGCGCGCTGGGCTTGTACGCCGGCAACGGCAACATCTTCTGCTTCCACGAGGATCATCCCGGACTGGTCACTTTCAAGCCGACCACGATCCTGCGCGCCTGGAGCGTCCTGTAATGTCGAAGACGCTCCGCACCGTTGGCATGGTCGTCGCCGTTGTCGCTCTGGTGGCGACCGGCGTCGGCGCAGCCGCCGGCGCTGGCCTCCTCGGCGCCACCGCAGCCGGCGCGGCCGGTACCGTCGCCGGCATGTCGGTCGCCACCATTACCGCGATCGGCACCTATGCGAGCTTGGCGGCTACCGCGCTCGCAATGGCATCGGCCGCGCTGGCGCCGGGACCGACCGTGCAGGGCAACGCCACGAAGTTCGCGACCAATCCTCAGAGCGGGTTGCCCTATGCTATGGGGCGGACGCGGATGTCGGGCTTGCGATTCTTCGCTGATACCAACACCCGCCCGGGCTACACGAAGTTCAACGACCTCCTGTGGTTCGGCGCCCTGCTCAGCATCGGTGGTCCGATCGAGGGCATCGAGAAGTTCACCGGCGACAACGAGCTCGTGAGCTTCGCGGCCGATGGCAACGCGGTCGGCACATATCACGACTACCAGGTGCAGAAGGTGCACCTGGGCGGCGCGATGGCGACGGCGCTCAACACCACCCTCATGGGCGGTACCGCGCCCGGGTGGACGTCGCAGCACCGCCTGTCCGGCATCACCCACGCCATGTGGTGCCTGCGCTTCAACAAGCAGGGCGAGATGTACGGCGCCGGCGCACCGGAGCCGGCCTGGATCGGCAAGTGGGTCAAGGTCTACGACCCGCGTAAGGACAGCACCTACCCGGGCGGCTCGGGCCCGCACCGCGCGCTGAACGAGGCGACCTATGAATGGTCGGACAACCCGGGCCTACACGCTCTTACCTGGGCGCTCGGCCGCTGGCAGAACGGCAAGCGGACCTGCGGCATCGGCGCGCCGATCGCGAACATCCGCGTTGCTGAATTCGTCGAATGCGCGAACGTCTGCGAGGCCAACGTCTGGAAGGTCGGCGGCGTCGAGTGGACGACCGACAGCAAGTGGGACACGCTAAAGCGGATCCTGCAGGCCGGCGGCGCTATGCCTACGCAGACCGGCGCCATGATCGGCTGCATGGTCTCGACGCCGCGCACCGCGATCGCGACGATCGAGAGCCGGCACTTGCTCGACGGGCTCTCACTGGCCGCCACGAAGAGCCGGCGCGACCGCTTCAACACCGTGATTCCGCGCTACGTCGACGAGGACAGCGAATGGTCGCTGATCTCCGGTACCGCCGTGACCGTTCCGGATTACGTGACGGCCGACAAGGGCCAGCGCACGAAGGAGATCGACTTCTCCCTGGTCCAGGTATTTTCCGGCCAGCAGGCGAAGCAGCCTGGGCAGCTCGCCGCGTACGCGATCGTCGATAGCCGCGAGGCCGGGCCCTTCACCTGGACGACCGGGCCGGAATGGATCGGCCTGAAGACCGGCGACGTCGTCTACCTCAACGTACCGGAAGAGGGCCTGGTCAATCAGCCGGTGCTCATCACCAGGCGCGCGATCGATCCCGCCAGTGGCAAGGTGTCGTTCGCCGCGCAGACCGAGACCTATTCGAAGCACGCCTACGCGCTGGGCCAGTCGACGGTTCCGCCGGCGCCGTTCGCCCTGTCCGCCCCGGACCTGAAGCCGCCGGCGCCGCTGCCGACGTCCTGGGGCGTTTCAGGCACAACATCGGGAGAGGGCTTCCCAGCGCTGATGGTCGTAGGCGAAAGCGAAATGCCCTCGGCCGACGCGATCGTCATCGACTACCGCCTAGTCGGCGCGAGCGAGTGGACGAATTCCGCGATCCTTTCGGCCGTCGACGTAGTCCGCCACATCATGGCGCCGCTTGAATCGGAAACCCGCTACGACGTCCGGATCGCCTACCGCGTCGGTTCGATCGACGGCAATGTCACGATCTTCGAAAACGTCCTGACCGGCGTCGGCAAGCTCACCATCATCGATGGCCAGCTCAGTGATGCGATCAACCGGGTCGTCGACATCGAGGATATCGTGGCTCCGACCGGGCCGCTTTGGAGCAAGATCGACGACATCGATACGACCGTGACCGAACAGTCCGGAACGATCGGTGACCTGCAGGGCCGCACCATGGCCTATTGGCAGGTGGAAGCCGACGCCGGCGGTGCGGGAACGGATGCCTTCGTCACGGTCCGCGCCGAGACGGCGCCGGGCGAGCCCGTCACGTCGAACGTCGCGATCGGCGCCGACACTTTCATGGTCTACAATCCGGCCGCCGGCGCTTGGCTCAAGACGCTCGAGGTTAGCGGGGGCAACGTACGGATCTACGGCAACCTTGCTGTCGACGGCTCGGTCACGACAAGCAACCTGGTCGACAACGCGGTCTCAGAATCCAACTTTAATATTCTCGAGCTCTATGGTGCCTCAGTCGGCACCGACGACGACAATATGTGGCGCGACTTCGCCTACGCCGGCGTCTCGCTTACGGCGACTTTCAATAATCCTACCGGCGGCGGTGACGCAACGGCGGCATTCTGGGTGACGCTGATCGGCACTCGAACCGGCGGAGATAATGATCGCATCAGCATCCGCGTCGTTCGCGATGACGGCGCCATTATTCTCCCGGCCGAGTGGACCAACATCCTTTTCGAAAGCGGCGGCAACACGGTCGTCCCTGTCCAGTTTGTCGATCCCGACCCACCGCTTGGCGTGTCCACTTACACCGTTCAGACGAAAAACATCGAGGGTCATCCGGCCTGGCAGCGTGGCACTATCATTCCATTGAGGCTGTCGAAGTGAAGCGTTGGGCCTTCGTTCACGCGCCGTCTGGCGCAATTGTCGCTCTCACTTCCAACGCGGCATCGATGCCACCAGAGGACCTAGTGCGCATCGATGCCCCGGAAGGGATCGCGCCAACCTCGCACTGGTGGGGCGGCTCTTCATTCGCCGAGCGTGAGCAATCGACGATCGCTGCGGCCGCGTACGCCCGGATCGGCGACTTGGTCGAGATCGACTGTCCGGCAGGTGCTTGGCTTTCGACGCCTGACGGCACCTTCACGAACGACCGCGTGATCGAGGTCCTGCCCGGGTATAAGCAAATCCGCATCACGCTGGTTGGGCGATATGCCGGTGAGGTGATCGTGGCAGTTATCTCGAGCACCGATCCAATGGCGGACGTGCGCGAAGAGCGCGATCGGCGTCTCAATGCCAGCGATAAGTACGTCTTGGCCGACTTCCCGATTGGCCCCGAAGTGCGGGCGCAGTGGCTTACATACCGGCAGTCGCTGCGCGAACTCCCCGAGGCGCAGCCCTCCGCGACCATGGCCTCCGCCAGTTGGCCGCAGGCACCCTCCGAAATCTAACCGGTTCGCCGGCACTCTATCAAAGGATCGATCATGGCATTTGAATTGCCGATCATCGCCTTCCGGCATGCGCCGTGGGGTGGTTCGAGCGGGCTCGCCGATTTGGTGCGCGTCGGCATCGATTGGAGCGGCGCGACTTTCCAGTGGGCGTTCTCGCCGAAGCCTGGTGCAGAAGCGCTTATTGACCTCGATAACGCGGCGGCCAACTCCCAGGGCATCTCCGCGACCTACGATCCGGCCTACGCCGATCCGACCTCGGGCCTGGCAGTCGGCGCGACTACGATCCGTCCGCTCATCACCGAGGCGACGCTGACCGGTCTGGCCGACGCTAATCCAGCGTCGGCTGACATCGTCCTCTATCACACACTCTATGTGACGCCAGCGGGCGGAACCAAGCGAGTGCAGTGCTTCGGCAACTTTACGATCATGCAGGGAGCACCCGCATAATGGCCAACGTCATCTCTGTACGTGAGGGACCGCTCGCAGTTTTCGGCGAGAGCGACGGCAAGAGCTATGTCATGGTCGGCGAAAACACGGCCGAGGCGCGGCGCCAGGCGCTGCTTGCAAAACAGTACGCTGAAAGTGCTGCAGGTGACGTCGGCGGGGGCGTGGAACAGGCCCAGGCTTGGGCTGAAGGCACTCTGCCCGGTGGGGCCGGAACGAAGAGCGCCAAAGAATATGCCGTCGACGCCGCAGCAACTGTAGCCGACATGATAGAAAGCTTTTCTGGCATGGAAACCATTGGTCGCGCAGTGGCGCCGATCACCGGTACCGCGCTTAATTCCAGCAGCTATGCCTTCGCCAACCCGACCAAGAATACCGGTGAGGTCACGAAATTCTGGGTGTGGGCGCTTGCGGCAGGGACGATCAGCCTGCGCCGTTACAGCAAGGCGGGTGACGTTTTCACTCAATTGGGCGCGCCTACCCCCGTGAATGTCGTGCCGGGGCTAAACACCTTTGCGGTTTCGATCGATGAAAACGCCGGGGAGCGCCTTGGATTCTTCACCCCTGCGGGCATCGTGGCGTACACTAACGAGACAGCCGAAAGCGGCGGCATCTACTCTGGCAACACCAGCGGTACGTCGTTCACGGATGCGACTGTTTCCACTACAGTCCGCATCCAAGCGGGCTTCGAAATTACCTATCAGGCAGTTTCAGCCGAGCGCCTTGACGAACTTAAATCCGATATCGCCGACACGAACGACGCACTCACCGGGCAAATCGCTGTGGTGGCTGCCACCGCCACCGCGCAAATCACTACCGTGAGTGCCACTGCTTCGGCAGCGCAATCCAGCGCGACGGTTGCGCAGACGAAGATCGACGGCGTGACAGTCCCATCCACCGCCGACGGCATCAATCGCACCTCCGCATCTTACACCCAGTTCCCGAGCGGTGCCCCAGCCTCATTGCAGTGGGCCACTGGCTTCATGGGCAGCGAGCTGGCGGCCGGAGCGCTCATGCCAGCCTTCGGCATCCCTGTTCACCGAGCAGC